GTCGCGTTTCTTGAACGCCAATGGGCCAAATGCAATCACCTTGGCAACGGGGTTTTGCGCCCGTTCGGTGTCGCGAGTCTCTTCAGGCAAAATAATCCCAGATTGAGTCATTCTTTTCTTAGCTTTGCGCAACTGAACAAGTACACGCGCACCAAGGGGAATCGCACCGGGGTCTACAAGAGGAAATGCATCCTCTAAATCAGCGGAATAACCCGCTACCGTGCTATCGGTCATCTTCATCTTCCTTTAAAAGATAGTTAAGTATCTCAAGGGACGCTTCAAGTCCTAAGTTCTCTCCGACTAGGCGTTGATATGCATTGAAGTCAGACGCATTTCCATGCGCCAACCCCTGTGCAATCTCTGCCTGACGCGCTTTTACAGCACTGATAAAGTCGGAAACTAACTTCATGCGTTAGACTTTTCCACACCCTTGGGCTGGGAGAAATTCCCGTGGTCGCTGTTAGCCTCTGGCATGGTCGCTTTTGATTGCTCTTTTAATGTTTCGCCTGTTACCCAAGCGCCAGTTCCCATGCGGGTGTGCTGACGGACTTGCTCAGACTGCTGTTCTTTATCGGTTGTAGCCATTTCATTCTCCTAAGTTACGTTGGGTTGCTTGGTTAAGTTTGATTGCAGTGTCTTCCTGCTCCTTGCGCAGTTTGACCTCGTCTACGGTCAACTCTGCGGTCTTGATACGCTCTTGCGTCAAGTTGTTTTCGGCGTTCATAGCCACTTTGGCATCCCTGTCCATAGCATCTTTTTGTATTTGCATCTGGAGTTTTTGGGTGTCGAATGCCAGCTTTGATTGGTCTGCGGCGGTACGACGCTGAGTCTCTGCCATAGACGCCTGCAACACAGCCTGCGCTTCGCCTTCCATTGGTGGTGGTTGTGGTTTGAACTGTTGCATGAGTTGACCCAACTGCTCTAGCGCAGGTAGCACGCCTTGGAACACCTGTGCGGAGTCCAAGCTGACGTGGTCTGACGCTACAGCAATAGCGCGGTCAATTTCCTTGGCAATCTTGCTCTCTTCGTACTTGCCCAACTTGACATCTCCTGCCGCTAGAACGTAACCCTGTACCTGCTGGGTGTACCAGAGCATCATGTGTTGCTTGATATGCTCTAACACCTGCGGGATGAACTTGGGCGCGATAAGGCGGTTTGAACCTAACGCTGGGTCAAGCGCAAAGGTCAAGTGCGTCTGGATGTGCGCAAGGTGGTCTTGACGTGGGTAAGCAAACGCTGGGCGTCCTAAAGCCATAGCGCTGTTCTCGTCTGCCGCGTTCAACTCTGCTGGCTTGCCAGTGTTTGGCATCAGTTCGTTGACGTTTGGAATCTTGAGTTGCTTGAGCATTCGACTCACTACCGCACGCTGGTCAAAGATAGCAGGGAACTGCGCAGACAACTGCATGACCGACTGCATCTGCGCGACACGCTGTGTCTCAGAGAAGATGTGTGGGTCAGACACTGGAACCACGTCGCTATTGCGGCGGAAGTCCTCGCGCTTGATAGGTAACTCGGCAACGATGTCACCCTTACGTTGCTCGTCTAAGTGCCAACGGTTGATACGCCCAAGGATGTGTAGGACACGGCGCTGTGCATCATGCAAGCGTGCGTGGATGGAGGAGAACACTACAGCACCCTGCTCAATCAACGCCTGAGTCGTACCCACTGGCATATTTGCGCTGGCGTCAGCAATCTTCTCTTCGGCTGTAGTCACAACGCCTTTGGCTTCGGTCGTCAACCAACCCAGCAATTGGTACAACACTGGGGATGGTGGGTTGAACGGCATAGGCATCGCAATCTTGCGGATGTCGTCTACACCAATACCGCCTTCAATCTCCGTCACCTGCGTGATTTCAATCTGGTCGGACTGACCTGAGACCTTCGCTCCCTTCAGCTTGAGCATTGTCAGGGAGTTGTTGACGTGCGCAGTGTCTAGCAAGGCACGCAATGACCCCGTAGCGGCGGCAGAAAGACCTCCGATGAGGTGAGGTAGCCCGATGGCATACGCGCCCCTCCAAGGGATGAATTTGAATTCGACCATCCAGTCTAGCTTGGTGAAGGTCTCATCCCCTTCTTCCCAGTTGCGATACAAACCCAGCACCTTGCGGTCGAGTTCGTCAATCATCAGGATGTAGGGAGCGGTCTCACCCTCAGCGCGGTTGTCGTCTTCAAGTTCAAGCCATGTGTAGATGTGGTACACGCGACGCAGTCCGTCTTCACCGTCCTCGAACTGCTTACCTTCAATCTTGGCGTTAGCTTTCTCAGCCGCAGTCTGCTCTGGTTCTGACGTGGTGCGAATAAAGTTGATGTCGCGGTACAAACCACGGTCAATACGTTGCTTGAACTCCCACTCGCTGATGTCTTGCTGTTCCGTTACACGCTGTGAGGTGTAGAAGTTAGCGGATGCAAAAGGAAGCAGGATGTTGTCAATGGCAACGAATTCAGCGCAAGGTCTACGCTTCTTGTCGTCGTACCACAGCTTCATAAACTGTGAACCACCCAACGGTAGCTGGGTCAGCATTTGCTCCTGCTCGTCCCTAAACTCTTCAATCTGCTCGGTCAACTGCCAGTTCATGTAGTCGCGCTTACGCTCTGCGGTCTCAACCTTCTCGTCGGTGACGTCGCCTAGTATCTTTGTCTTGGCAGGCCCATCTGGCGGGAACATCTCCTTGATAGCACGAGAAGCAAAGTCAACGCACGCTTCAGCCATCATTGGGTGAACGACTTTGGAGGCTCCGAGGAACTGAGCGCCACCCGGTGCATCATCCCCCATACCTGTACGGCGCAGACCTTCTTCGTATTGCTTGTCGCGCTTCTTGCGTGCTTGACGGTCGTTGTCAATCAGGTCAATGTAGCGGGTAGCCATTGCTTCCAACTCACTGATGCTGACAACCTCTTCGGCTAAGTTAGAGTAGAAGTCTTCGTCCTCGGCTGGGCTTTTAAAGTCCTCCAGCTTGACGACAGCGGAACCGTCTGGAAGTTCTTCAACATCAGGGTCTTCACCGGGGAGCATATCCACCTCCGCTCCGCCCTCTTCGGTCATGCGGACACCTTCAATGAAGCGGTCTTCGTCTGGGCTAATTGGGTAATCTGTTGCCATGTGTCAATCCTTATCGTGCCATTGCGGACAATCCGCCTTGTCGTTTCTTAGGTTCTTCTTTAACCGAGGGAAGGTTTCGTAGCTTCTTAACCCCCTTCTTAATCAAACCCGCTGGGGCAAGAATTCCAGCCACAGTCTCAGCTATAGGGAACTCGTTCTCTCCAAGCATCCCAGCTTTGTGCATTGCGTTGATGTATTGCTCACTACCAAACCAAGGCTTTTCGGACGATAGCTTGGTATCGAACCCAGCGTCAACCCCCATCAGTCCTAAGTTGATAAGGTCAGGGATACCGCCAAGGTACTGAGCGCCAGTACGAAGAGCGAAGTCTTTCACACCTTTTCCAGTCTTGAGTTGACTAGCTTCGTCCTTGACGTTCTGCTTCGCCCACTCGTAAACCTCTGGAGCGTTGCGCTTGATGGTGTTCCACTGCTTGTTGCTCAGTCCAATTTCGTCAGCGCTCACGCCCAACTCTTCAGGGGAGAAGTAACCACCGCTTGTAGTGATACCACCACCGCCCATGAACTGTAGCTTCTTGAATGCGGCTCCGCCTTCGGCTTTGGCAACTGGAGGGATGGGTAATTCTTTTGCCAGCGACTCTAGGTCATGCACCATCAAGGCAGGAAAGGAGTCGATTCCCAACTCTCGTAGTGCGTCGAACCTATGTGCGCCCTCAAGGATGTAATGTCCTTCGGCGTCTTTCACAACAATCAATGGGTTCAGTTCTTTGTTCTCTTGGATTTGCCGTGCCAGTTCTTTGGTGTACCTCTCTTCTTGCACGCTTCGGTATCTTGGTTTGCCAACAGTCTCGAAGGCGCTCATTGGGACTTCTTGCACGCCATGCGTAGAGTAGTCGTACAGGGATGCGCCAATTGATGACTGGTTTGGGATGTCTTTTCTAACCAGCATTCCGTTGACCATGTCACCAGCAGACACAGTCTTTGGGACTGCGGGCGCGGTTACCTTGGGAACCTCGTCAGCAAATAGCTTTTTGCCAACCTTACCCAACCCCTTTACCAGCTTGCCACCGTCAGCTAACTCGACGTCGCCTTTGATTGCAGACTGAGGGATGATGAACTCAGACCAGTCGTCGCCGTTCTCACGTCGGACGCGGTAACCTGCTTCATACGGTGTGCGTTGTGCCTTACCAGTTGCTGGGTCAATAATCTTCTTACTCAATGGATTGCTTGGGTCTTCGCGCACGATGTTCCAACCATGCCGACTCTTCTCCAGAATCTTGAGGGGAGGTAGATTGTTCTTGGCTCCATGCTCGGTGAAGACGTATTGCCCCGGTGCGTACTTGTAGTCAAACGAATCCATCTGTTTTTGTGCATCCATAGCACGAGCGCGAACGGAGTCCATCAGGGATGTGTGGAAGTCTTGGATATCTGTCAATGGTTTGTTAGCGGTGACGGGCGCGTTCATACCAGCAGACTGAGCCGCCTTACCTATTGCGTCTGACGCTACCTGCTCTTCAGACATCAAGCGCTTACCAATCTTTCCAAGCCCCTTGACTAGCTTACCGCCGTCAGCCATGAACTCAATCTTCTTGAAGCCAGATTCACCACCGTCCGCCATACCCATGCGGGCGTTCATAGCGGCTTGCAGTCTAGCGTCTGCGGCTTCGATGTCTACGCTTCCACCCTTAGCCATACGCTGTTCCATTGCTTTGGCTAGGCGACGGTCAGCGGCGTCGATGTCAACCGACCCGCCCTTCTTGAATCCCTCACGCAACAGGTGGCGGATGTATTCGTCGTTGAGGTCTTGGCTTGGTAACCCTTCACCCTTCACACCGAGCGCAAGGTCGTAGTACCCCGGTGACTTACGCTCTGGGTTATCTTTCTTGAACTTCTTGTGCCAGTCGGGAAGGTACACCTCGGTCGGTGTCGGTGTCATGTTGATACCGTAGTCCTCGCCTTTGAGCAGTGTGGGGAAGCCCGGATGTAGGTCTGGTGCGTACACAGACTCTTTCTCAAGACGGAACAGTCGAGGGCCTGCCGCAAACGTCGGTACGTCACCACCATGCTCAGTGTGTAGCAGGGATGGTTCGGTCTCGCGCTTGAGGATGTCAGTCGGTTTGAAGATGACTCCGCGCCCGCTCTTCTCACCACCAATAGCAATCCCACCTTTGCTGGGCGCGATACCTTGTCCCATCATCACGTCAGCTAACGCCGCACGCTTCTCAAACGTGTCAGCCTGCCTCCATATCTTGGGGTCACGGATGTCAGCACCCGCACCGAAGGTCAGTTCGAGGTTGTGGTTAATCTTCCCCGCCAGTTCTGGTGACAGGTTACCTTGCTTCATTGAGTCAACGAACCCACGCTTCAGCTTGTCGAACACGATAGGGTTGGTCTTGAGTTGACTTGCGGAACCGAGCATCGTCGTCCATGCGGTCTCGTCGTCGGTCAGGTTCTTGAGACGAGCGGCTGTTCCCTCATCCATCACGCCCCACACCTTACCTGCGTAGTTGGGGTCAGCCGCGCTGATAGCAGGGAAGGACGCTCCACCGATGTTTCCTCCACCCACACGAGTGCGGTCAGCTTGCGTAGTCGTGGTGCGCTTGACACCTCGCTCCATCAGTTGACCTAACGCTTCAGACGCTTTGGTCTGCTCTTGCGACTTGATGAGAGCCGCCGCTTTGCGACCAGCCTCTGCGCGTTGAGCCGCAGTCAGTTCTTCTCCACCAGCAAGCAAGCGTTCGCTCACCTTACCGAGTCCACCTAATAGTTTTTTAGCATCTGCCATAGTTACACCGCATATGGGTTGACCCGCTCTTTGCGGGCATAAGCATAGTCGTCATCGTCATCATCATACCGAGGCTCTGGGTTAATGTCGAGAAATCCCATATCCTTCATTAACCGAATCGCTTGCGTTGCGCTATCGACATAGTCGTCATGCGTCGAGTCAGGGAAGGAGCATATCTGAGACAGGAACCCTTCGCACCAGTCTTTGACGTATCCCTTGCGTACCGATGACTCAGGTAACCAGACGCGCCCAGTCGCAAAGATGGAGGCGGTTATCTGGAGGCGTTGCATCTTGTCAGCTTTACCGGGGTTATATCCACGGACAGGCAGGTGAGCGGCACGCAGTTCTTGAATCAGGGA